GGATTGTCAGCTGACTTTGCTCCCTATCAGGTTACAGTTGCTGATATCGAAAAGGCAACTGGTTCAACCTTCCCAGTTCCTGATGCTAAGACAGTGAAGAATCCACTTGTGCCAGTTGATCTTAAGACAATCTCTGGAGATAAGAAGAATCAATGCAAGGGGTAATAAATGAAGAAATACGATATCACCTGCGAGGAATGTGACGCAAACTTCGATGTAATGTCTGATCTTTCAGAGAGGGTAGATTACTGCCCTTTCTGTGGTGAATTTATTCCAATCGATACAGACGAATGGGATGAAGAAAACGACTCTTTCGACGAATAATAAATATGGGGAATTGGAGTTCTCCATATGTGGTTTTATAATAATGAATATTTTGACACGATTGGTGATTATATTGGATTTGTTTATATAATCACCAATCAAATCAATAATCGAAAGTACATTGGTAAGAAAAACTTTTACTTTTCAAAAACAAAGCAAGTCAAGGGTAAAAAGAAACGGTTTAAAGTTGAGTCGGATTGGCTCGACTACTGGTCTTCTTCAAAAACTCTTCAAAAAGAAGTAGAAGAAAAAGGTAAAGAGTATTTCAAAAGAGAAATTCTTTACCTTTGTAAAAATAAATCTCAAATGTCATATTACGAACTTCGCGAACAAATAGACAGAAGAGTTATGGAAACCGATGAGTATTATAACGAATACATTATGGCAAGGATTCACAAAACAAAATCTCTTTGCCTTTAAATTTACATTTTTCATTATGCCATCGTTGTAAATTACAAACATCTGCAATTCCGCGACCTACAATTATTTAGTCGAAAAAAACATTTGACTTTTTTGAAAAACTAGGCTATTATAATGATATTGCCCCAGTAGGCCAACTGGTTAGAGTCAACGGACTTAAAATCCGTACAGTGTCGGTTCGAATCCGACCTGGGGCACCAAATTTATTTAAATTAACAGGTGATCATGATGAAAATTGGAATTATTGGTCTTGGATTTGTTGGATCAGCTGTTAAGGCTGCATATGAGTCGTGTGGTGCTAATGTAGAATTTTATCTTAAAGATAATGATCTATCTAAAGGATATGATGCATCATATGATGATTTGAAGAAGTGTGATGGTATTTTTGTTTGTGTTCCTAGTCCATCAGCATCAGATGGATCTTGCGATACTTCAATTCTAGAATATGTCTTGTCTAGTCTTAAAGATTACATTGGAGTAATCATTAGCAAGACGACAGCGCCACCAAATGTTTATGAGCGTTTGTCAAAGGAATATTCTAATCTAGTTCATGCACCAGAGTTTCTTACCGCTGCCAATGCGACTGTAGATTATCTTGAAAGTAAATTTATTATAATTGGTGCAGCATATGGTCTCTATGCAAGAGAGGCAGCTCGTATCGTTGCTCTACCATTGACGAGATTGTCCAAGCAGCATTTTTGTACTGTGGCAGAAGCTTCTTTGGCCAAATACACGATAAATACATATTTGGCAACCAAAGTCATTTTTATGAATGAAATAAAAAAGGTAGCGGAAACTTCTAACTTAGATTATAATGTTATCTGTAGAATGATTAACAACGATGAACGAATTGGTGTTAGTCATATGCAAGTTCCTGGACCTGATGGTAAATATGGTTTTGGTGGTGCTTGTTTTCCTAAAGACACTTCTGCTCTCCTTAAATATGCTAACAGTATAAATGTTGAAATGAGTGTGTTGCAGGCTGCTGTTGATAAAAACAATAAGATAAGGTTCGAATAATGTCAGAAACAGATCGAGAAAGTCCTTCTTATAGACGCCAAAGAATGAGAGATTTGTTTCGACCAATTGAACGTCAAATATTAATGACAGACGATGAAGATGATTTGATTATGTTGGCTTCGTTAATGGTAACAACTGGCAAAGATATTTTGGTCCAAAGAATTGGATCAGAAAAAACGAAGAGAATGATTTTAACAATGAACTTTGGAGATTAAACTAGGAAGAAAAAGAATTTGCCGAGAAGATGGTTCTCATTATTATGAAAGGAAATTGTAATGCACGAAAGAAAAAATCGTCCACGTAAGGGTCGTCGTAAGGTTGGATCAGCAAAGCGTAAGTCGCGCCGCCATAAGGGTAAGAAGACTGGTAAGAAGTAATGTTTGATGAAGATTTAAATTTCTTTATTGAAGAAACTCAATACGGTACGATGCAATCAAATGAAGATTTGATTGTTGGAATTAATCAGTTGGATATTAATGATCCAAATTATCATATCCAACTGACTAGATTGGTATATCTTATTGTGACCAAACGACCATTGGTAACTAATTATGCCAGACTTGATAGACGAACAGCTTGGTCAAAATATTTAAAAGACAACAATTTACTTAATAATTGTTTGATGGCAAATTTAATAAAAACCATTGGTAAAAACGATTCTATCAGTGGTAATACTATTATAAATTTATATGAAGATAATTATAATAATACTCGATTTTTCATTCATTATTTGAATTCTTTAACTGATGAAAATAAAGTACCATATCTTGGAGTAGCTTTAGAATCTCTTAGCAAATTTATTTTCAATCATGGTTTAAAAACTATTAACGATTATAAAAAATTATTTTCATTAACTGAAACTGAAATTATTGAGTATATTAACAATATTAGTAATAAAGTAGGTGGGCTTAAAAGAATAAGCGGCGAAACTAATACTAATTGTAATATGTACAATTGGATTGCATCAGATTTTGATTATGATAAAAAATTTGTAAAAACAGCTGACGTCGGTTATGATATTGGTGGTGGATTTTGTACTCCTTATTTAAGTTATCTTTTTCGAAGAGAATTGATTAGTTTAGATCGTGTCGATCCTTCTATTGCAGAAGAAACTAATATTAAAATTCTTAAGCCGAACCATACAACATTAGAATCATATTACAACGAACTTAAACATCAGAAATGGCAAACGTTTGATGTATTTAATGATCATATTGATGATAAATATGAAAGTTATTTCATAACAAGTTTTGGCTTTATTACTTCAACTGTAGCACCACACAAAGATATAATAATCAATAATCCTTCTTATCAATCATTGCATACTACATATTTTGGTATCAAAACTATTACAGAATTGATAGCTAAAAATAAAGATGTATATTTCTTTTTTTACGGAAGACCAACAGGTAGAATATATCAAAACAAAATTGTTTCTATGAAATTTGTTAAGAAAAAACTAGAAACATATAATTTTTATGAAGATAAGTATTCTTCTAAAACAGAACGTAATTTTGGTTTAACTAGAATTATGATGATTTAAAATTGTAAATGTAGTGCGATCCATTTTAAAAACACAGGTGATGAATGTCAAGAGAGTTTAATCTCGAAGAAGTCAAAGAATTTATTCGTAATACTTCAGATTCCTCCAACATTTATATCGGAGCCGATTCTGAGCGGTATCGTGGTAAAGATAACCATTGGTATGCTGATTATACAGTTGCTGTCGTTATTCATATTGATGGTTCGCGTGGATGCAAAGTTTTCGGACAAGTAACTACTGACCGTGATTATGATAAACGTCATGATCGTCCTGCTTACCGTTTGATGAATGAAGTTTATAAAGCTTCACAAATGTATATTGATTTGTTCGAATCAATCGGCGAACGTCACTGCGAAGTTCATCTAGACATTAATCCTGACGAAATGCATGGTTCTTCCTGTGTTATTCAGCAAGCAACTGGCTATATTCGTGGTATGTGTGGATTTGCTCCGAAGGTAAAGCCAGATGCATTCGCAGCATCCTACGCTGCTGATAGGCTCAAGGAAATTCTTGCAGCTTAACCAATAAGTCCCTATAGCACAATTGGTCAGTGCCATCCGCTCATAACGGATCGGTTCCAGGTTCGAGTCCTGGTAGGGACACCATTTTCTATAAATAGAAATGGAGATTTATAAAGGAAAACAAATGCGAAAGATTATTCTAGCTGCTTTGTTCGCTATACCATTTATTTTTACTGGTGTAGCTTATGCAGCATCAAAAGATAAAACTACTGTTGAACATACAGCAAAGAAGAAGCACAAGCATCATAAACATGTAAAACGAGCAGTTCTTGTTGAAGACAAGTTTAATGCTTTTCTAAAAGATTGTGGATTGTTTGGGTGTATGACAAGTACACGTACTGCTTTCAACACACCTTTCAATACACAAGAAATATCTACCTCTGAATATTTTCTACAGGAATATGATCGTCAGCATCGTAAACCGCAACAGGTAGCAAAGAAAGAAGAAAAGCATTGTGGATTTTTCGAAAGATGTAACAGTGGGTTAGCTGTTTATGAAGAAGCCAAACGTTGGGAAGGCAAAACTGCGATGGCTAATCGTCAGGAAATTAAAGCTCTTCTAGCAGAAGGTAATAACAATAAACCTGTCGATCCAAATAGAATTCCTTGGTGTGCTGCATTTGCTAATGCTATCTTGAACAGAGAAGGATATTCTACTACAGGTAGTTTGGCAGCTCGCAGTTTTCTTGCTTTGAATCATAAAACAAAAAATCCTGAAGTTGGTGATATTGTTGTTCTTAGACGTGGACATGGTAATGCATCAGGACATGTTGGCTTTTTCGAAGGATATGAAAATTATGAAGGCGTAACCTATGTCAAGGTGCTAGGTGGCAATACATCAAAATCTATAGCTACAGGATGGTTCCCTGTTAATGCTGTTCTTGGATATCGTAAAATAGGTTGATGTGATGTGGAGATTGTGGGCTAAGGCGCTTGGCGATAAACATGGTGAAACTGATCGAGAAGCGGATGTAATTGCCTTGATTAGAACCGCTATAGTATCTTGTTACGTCATCACAAATATTGTGATTATAGCAGGTGTGGTGCGACATTGGTATTGACTATTTGACAAATACCATATATAATGATGATAGAATGGAGATTGAAATGTACAGTGAACTCGAACTGCTTGTTATGAAGGATATGATAGAACTTGATTTCGATCCTCTCAACGAAGCAGATGTAAAACTTTATTGGGAGACAATGCTAGGATGAAAGTTACACTATATACAAAACAAGAATGTTTTTATTGCAGTCAAGCGAAAGTTCTTTTGGCTTCGAAGAATATTCAGTTTCAAGAAATGAAACTTGATGAAGATTTCTCAAGAGAAAATCTTTTGGAAATGTTTCCTTCTGCTAAATCGTTTCCTGTCATTGTTGTAGATGGTTTCAACATTGGTGGGTTTACACAGCTTAAAACCATGCTTGCCGAACAAACAACTTCCACAGCTAAATTGCTTAATGAGTGAGGATTAGAATATGTATGAACGTGATGTACTCTTGAAGGATCTTCAAGAGCAGGTTATTAAAGTAACCTTCACTAAGGTTAATGGTGAGAAGCGTACGATGCGTTGTACTTTGATGGGTAGGCATCTTCCTGCAAACACTGATAAGAATCATCTTATTTCTGAACATAAGAAGCCTGAAAATCTTAACACTATTGTTGTGTGGGATATGGATCAAGGCGGCTGGCGTTCGTTCCGTATGGATTCAATTGAATATGTTGAGGCAGCTCCGGCTGATTTCTAGAAATGACTAAATTGGTTTTGGTAGAAACTCTTTCACAGTTTCGGCATCGTTATGTTGTTGAACTTCCTGACGATGCCGATAATATCTGGGCAGTAGAAGACGTTGTTCTTGTTCCCGGAACTGTTGAAGAGATGAGTCAATGTCATCTTGGTGAGATGGATATTTCTCACCGAGAAATTAATAAAGAAGAATATCTGCGCCTCTTTCACGAAGATAATGATTATCTCAAAGATTGGCCAGAGGAAAAGAAGTTTCAATTTATCCACAAATCTAAATCTTTGAAGGGGGAATAATATGGCATATTGGGGGTATCATCTTATTTTGGATTGTTCAGGTTGCTCTCATGAAGACATTACTGATCCAAATGTTATTGCAGATTTTGCCAAGCGATTGGTAGAAGGAATTGATATGGTCGCTTATGGTGAACCTCAGGTTGTTAATTTTGGGAGCGGAAACAAAGCTGGTTATACTCTTGTTCAGCTTATTGAAACTTCAAACATCTGCGCTCATTTTGTTGAAGAAAATGATACTATGTATCTTGATGTTTTCTCTTGCAAGCCATTCGATCCTCAGAAGGCAATTGATATTGCTGCATCTGCATTTAAGTTCCAGAAGTTCAACACTGCATATCTTGAGCGTCAGGCTCCTTCTCTTGAAGAAGAAACTGCTGTACAGTAATAAGGAAATTTGTTATGGTTGATTATGTTGTTAATTATGTCGGTACTCGTGTTCCTGATGTGACGTTCAAGACTCGTGTTCGTGATGAGTCTATTGAAGGACCAAATCCTTATCGTTGGCAGGATATGACAACTGCCGACTATTTTGCTGGTAAGAGAGTAATTCTTTTCTCGCTTCCTGGTGCATTTACTCCTACTTGTTCTACATTCCAGCTTCCTGGCTTCGAACAGATGTATAATGAGTTTCAGGAAGTTCATGGCATTGATGAAATTTATTGTATGTCAGTGAACGATGCTTTTGTTATGAACGCATGGGCGAAGCATCAGGAAATTAAAAACATCAAGGTTATTCCTGACGGTAATGGCGAGTTTACATCCAAGTTTGGTATGCTTGTTCGTAAACACAATCTTGGTTTTGGTTCCCGTTCGTGGCGATATGCTATGATCGTCGATGATGGTATTATCGAAGCCATGTTTGAAGAAGCAGGTTATCAGGATAATGCAGAGCAAGATCCATATGGTCTTTCATCTCCTGAGAACGTAATGAATTATCTTAATGCCAAGGCAACTGAGACAGAGCGTAGTTGATGCGTATTCTTGTAACAGGTGGTCTAGGTTTCATTGGTAGTTTTCTTGTGGAAAGATTGATGCAGGATCATTCAGTTGATGTTGTTGACGATCTTTCCACAGGCGACGCTAGATGGAAGGTAGATAATGAAAACGTTAGGTATCACATCACAGATGTTGTTACCTATTGTAAAGAATCGACAAAAACATATGATGTAATTTATCATCTGGCTAACAATGCTAGAATTTCTATGTCGTTCGATTATCCAGAAGAAACATTGCTCAATAACTACCAGAGTACCATTGCCATTCTCGAATATATGAGAGAAACTAATCCCTCTGGTAAGCTATATTATGCGTCATCTTCGACAACAGAATTTACAGACAAGTTTAATAATCCATACACTTTTTCTAAAAAGGTGTGTGACGATATTTTATATCTGTATAACATGCATTTTGGCATTGACTTTTCTATCGTAAAGTTTTATAATGTCTATGGTTCGATGAGAGAGAAGGATTTGGGTGAATACACCACAGTCATTCGTAAATTCAAACAGAAGGTTGAAGAAGGACTTGCACTACCCGTGTATGGTCCAGATCGTCGTCGCGATTTCACTCATATTGACGATACAATTGATGCTCTTGAAATTATTCTCAAAAAGAATGATATGAACAGAGTATTCCATATTGGTACAGGTCAAAATTATTCAATCCAGGAAATTGCTGATGCCTTTAACCATCCTATCGAGTATCAACTTGATAAGAGACCATACGAACTTCATACAACTCTAAGTATGCCAAATGTTCCAGATTGGAACTCAACCAAAAACGTAATTGATCATATTAAACAGTGGAAAAAAGAATATGCCTCTAGCAATAGATAATCTTAGCGCCAAGGCGATGGGCGGTAGTGAATTGATGAAGTACAAGCTGATCGAGCGGC